AATGTTGTGGAATGCAGAAACGTCTTGTGCCAACTCTGGTGACCATGTAGCACGAAGCTTTCTCTCTTCAACAGAAACAGTAACGGAGTCAAGCTTGAAGCTAACCTCACCAATCTCAGTCTCAAGCTCAAGAGAATCGTACTGTGCCCAAGCAATCTTGAACAAGCTCTTTATATTCTCCTTTGTGGTCTCAACGTCGCCAGAAACAATGGCAGCATCAAGAGCCTCTGGGTCAACACCAATGTAACCATCGATGGTACCAGCTTGCTGAATAACAGGCTTTGCAAGGTCCAACTCAATATACATCTTACCATCAGCATCACAAGCAGCACCGTACTCAACGATACCCTTACCGTACTTCTGAGTAACAACTCTGAAAGGAACAGACTCAAACTTACGGAAAGCTGCGGTCTTAACACTATCAGAACCAGGGGCATCGGCGGCTGCAAATTCCTTCTGAGTGATAACCTTCAAAGAAGCCAAGAAACCTTCAGTGTCCATCTCATTGCCATCAGGACCAGTCAACTTGCTTGCATTGAAAGAAGAGAAACCATCAATCTCAAGAATCAAGTTACGGATAGTTCCGTCGAAACCGCTCTTGAAATACTTGTTCACGTTATCGCCTGGGAAAGGACGAACACCACCAGGAGTGAGCATTACTGGAACAGCCTCACCAACCTTAATGGTAACCTTACCCTTAGAGTTGTCATACAAGAAATCATTGTAGAACAAATCATAAAGACTCTTTTGGAAATACTGAGTTACCTCAGGACCAGCTTGACGGAGGGAAGCAACGGTAAGACCAGCATCCTCGGCACGAGTAACTGCCTCGTCATAGCTAGTTGCATTCTCCAAAGTCTCATTTAGCTGAGGAATGTACCAAGAGTTCTTGTCAAGTTCATTGATTGTCTCGTCAGGGAGATAGTATCTAGGCTCAACACGGCCACCCTTGTTGCGGTTAACGCGGTCATAACCCATAAGGCCCTTATGACGACCAGTAGTTCCATCATAGATGTCACCAGGTTCGGTTTCACCAGTTAAGTTCTCTGGCAACTCCCACTCTCTCTCCGAAGTAACGGGGAGGATGAAGAACAACTTACCAACTGGAAGGTTCATAGCTTGAACCGACACAATGTCATTGGCAAGAAGCTTGCTGAAAACCCTACGAATAATAGGGAATACGACGGTCTCGAACGAACCGCTGTTATCGGAAGCAGTAGCCTCGTAAATTAAGTGCTTTGCTTCATTCTCATACAATGTAGCAACATTCTCTTTAATGCCACTAGGAAGACCCTCAGTAAAACCAAGTTGTTCCCAACGATTTTGAATGTCCTCACGTATTTGTTTCTGTGCGTTGTATTCAATGTTACCAACTACACCACTTGATAAAAATTCTTTCATATAAATAAGTGAAGTTTTTAAATTACTTGATTATTTTTTCTAATATAATTATCACATTGAATGAAAAAATTATTGATTCATCATTCTATGCATTAAATCAAGAGAATCTAACACCTCTGGTGATTGATAGATTTTTGTCTCATTGATTTTCTTCGAACCTTCAACACTAAGGTTCTTATTCTCGGTAATATTCATCTTGTTGGATTTCTTAAGTTCGCGACTTATCGACTCATAGAGTGCCCTTGAAGCATCAACGGTCTTTCCCTCCTTTGAGAATCTAGTGATAATTTCTTTCTTTTCATCTTGTGTCGTTGAGTTCTCAGAAATCAACTTAATAATCATACCAAGGTTATGATTCGTAACGGCAGCTTCCTTTAAGGAACCCATAATGTCTGTAAGTGTAGACTTAAGCTCTTTGTTTTCTCTAAGAGTCTTATTTGCTCTCCTAATAAAGCTCTCCGCTACTGCATCTTCACCACCACTGCTATAGCGTGGGGTTACAGTGCCCTTAACTCTTCTTCCACCCTTACTCATGGAACGAGCATTACGGCCGCTTGAATTAGGAACATGAGACTTAGACGTACTGTTCTGTTGTACAAATCCACCAACGTTTGTCGCCTCTTCCATAGGAGCCTCAACATCTCCGCACTCTTCCATAGGGGTCTCGGCATCCATCATATCATCCTCTTCCTCAAGCTGTCTACCCTTACTATCATTAAAGGGCTTGTCTGCCTTATTTTTCTTACTTGGATAACCGCTCCAAGGTTTACTGTCACCCTTTGGGACGCCAGCATCCCAATCATTTACGTTTTTACCTGGCTCCGACATACCTGGATTTGTCATCACATCCTTTTTCTGATAATTGTCGGTGTAACCCACATTCGAGTTGTACTCTAGTACCAATTCGAACATTTTCTCAGTTGATTCATTCATGTCATCATTTTCGTTTTCAAAATCATCTTCTACATCGAAATCATCAGCAATTACATCTTCGCTTGAATCTGAGTTATCATCTCCAAGGTCGATTAGGTACTCTGCTCCAGTTTCGTTGTCTTGAATACTTACTTTACCATCATCGTCCTTATGGACAAGAATCTGGTCGTCGTTTTTCATTAGTTTGTAAACCTTTACGATTTCTTCGTCTTCCGCATTTGAGAAGTCATACTCATCGTCTGATATTTTATATTTATCAAACTCTGCCCATTCAGCGCCATCGTCACCAATTTCTTCGTCGTCAACGAAGCTATCAGACTCCATACCAGCGTCGGTGTCATCAACAGAATCATCAGACTCCATACTAGCGTCGGTGTCATCAATAGAATCAACTGTCTCGTCACTCGATTCCGCATCGTTTGCAATATCAGAACTAGTATCTTCCACTTCCTTTTCTTCGTAGTCCTCATCCTCGTCGCTTTCAGACAATAATTTGGCATATGTATCACGCACAGCCTCATCTAATAAAGATTTGACTGCACTTTCGGTATTTTCCTTCAAAGAATTAGCAAGTGTGTTGTAATCCAATAAAGATTCTTTAACTACTTTGCTTCTAATATTTTTATTCATTTAGAAAATAGTTTTAATACATTATTTTAAATATAAATATATACAAATACAAAAAAATCGCACAAACCA